CATCGTCGCGCGGGTGCCGCCAGGGTTGGCGATGATGTTCAAAATCAAACTCATGCCGATCCCCTTCCTCGCCTTTGCCGACGAGACGATCGAGGACCGCGACGACATCCTCGGCCCTATATTCAAGGGCATCATGGAGAACGCTGGCTCGGGCCTCGAGATGCCCGGCATGCCAGGGGCGGAGTGGTGGTGATGCTGTTCTTTCTGATCTGCGCCGATGAGGAAACCGGCCGGCGAGAATGCCTCGAAAACGGATGGGTGCAAGCTGGCGTCAGCCGGTTCTATACGTCAGCACGCGATGATGTCCGGGTCGTGCGGCGGTTTGTCGATATTGCCCTGCTAGCGGGCGGCACTTGGCTGATGGCAGGCAGGGATTTCTGGCTCAACCCCGATGCCGACCAATTCCTGGGACTGATTGATGGAGGTCATGCGCGATGGGTGAACAGCAGGGAGCCGGGGCCGCCGCCACCCGAGCCGGCGACGCCCGACCCGCGGCCGACGTCGCCGCGAACGCTGCTGACCGAGGTTCCCAGGCCCAAACGCTACCGGGCGACGAAGGCCGAGATGGCGGAACGGCGCCGGCAGGCGGAGTTGCAGGGGGCTCCGCCGGAATCGGAGATGCAGGTGGATCTGGGCCTGCAATAGACTGGCAGACGCCTTGGTCGTCAACCGTCGCGCAGATCGGCTACAACCCGCAGACGGGCGAGGTTCATGTGCGTTGGTCGAGCTCCGGCAGGGAAAGCGTTTACGGACCAGGCATTTCGGCCGAAGAGGCGGCCGAGGGGATGAGATCGGCTTCGGTGGGCTCCTGGGTTTATGGGCTGAGGAAGACGCACGGCCACAGGTACGCGGATGATTGATCTCTCTGAAGCCTTCACCCGCATGGCGGCTCGCATCCACGCGATCGAGCCCGGCGATTTCAGCGGCGCACTGGTCCTGGTGGCGCCCGATGGCACGACGATCGAGATGATGATCCAGGGGACCAAGGACGAGGTCGTGTTCTGGTCGACGGCAAAGTCAAAGATCGAGATAGCTGCAGCCGACTTTGCACAGCGCGGCATGGAGCCAAGTTTTGGGGGGTTCAGAAGGTGAATACAGTTGAATTAGAAATGAAAGACACCTTATTCCGGCAGAGGTACGAAGCCGCGCTAAAATTGCAGCGACAAAACGATTTTGTCGCTGCGATTAGCGAGGTCGCTCGGGAGGGCTGATCTGACCCTAGCCAAGAGCGCTCGCACCCCGTCGCGGCCGGGAGCCGCCTCGCGCAAATCCATCCCCGCGCCTGATGCCCTGCCGTCGGGCGGATGGAACGCTGCCAAAGTCGCCGCCTTTGAGCGCGGCTTCTGGGACTTTGTCAGCCGCGTAAAAATAAACTCCAAGGAGAAGGGCGGCGGCTATCAGCTTTCAGAGCAGAGCCTTTACGTCGGCCAGCGGCGGTTCATCCGCGCGCTCTTCGATGGGCTGGCCCAGGACAAGCACGTCATCAAATGTCTGAAGAGCCGCCAGCTCGGCATGTCAACGATCGTCGAAATCTTCACCGTCTACTGGCTCGGCGTGCATGATGGCATGAAGGGCGGGCTCGTCTTCGATACCGGGCCGCATACCTCCGGCGCCCGGCGCCGCATCAAGAGCATCATCCGCAACCTGCCGCCGCGCTACCGCTTCCCCGGGATTACCGACGACAACCGCGAAGGGCTCGTCCTCGAGAACGAGAGCCAACTGATATTCATGTCGGCCGGCGTGCGGGAAACGGCGTCATCCGGAACCTTGGGGCGGTCGGAGGGCCTCAACTTCCTCTGGGCCAGCGAGGTCTGTTCCTGGAAAAACACCGAGGGCTTGAAGGCGTTGAGCAACTCCCTCTCGGATAACTATCCGGATCGGGAATACATCTGGGAGTCGACCGCGCGCGGCTTCAACGAGTGGCACGACATCTGGAGCGACGCCAAGAACAACGAGATCGAGGAGGTCGCGTACTTCGCCGGATGGTGGGCCAAAGACGACCAGCGCATCCGCCGCGGAACGCCGGCCTGGAATGTTTACGGCGTCGACCCACACACGCCGGACGAAGAGCGCCGCATTAGACTCGTCGAAAAGCTCTATGATTTCCATGTCGACGATGAGCAGCTCGCTTGGTATCGCCGCTACATCGATCCCAGCCGTGATCGCGATGAAGACGAGCCGCAAGATGGGTATGCCATCCAGGATCAGCCGTGGGTCGAGGACGAGAGCTTCCAGCAGTCCGGAGTCTCGTTCTTTCGTGCCGACAAACTCACGCTGGCGACCGAGGCCTGCAAGCGGCTGAAGCCGGTCGGCCAGTATCGCTTCTGGCCGGGCGATACGATCCTGAATTGCAGCATCCTCCCGTCAAAGACCTGGAAAGAGGTCGAGCTGAAGGTTTGGGAAGAGCCGATCCCCGACAGCTCTTACGTCGTGTCGGGCGACCCGGCCTACGGTCGCAACGATCTAAACAACAACTCTTGCGCTCAGGTGTTACGCTGCTTCGCTGACGGTGTCGAACAGGTGGCGGAGTTCACCAGCCCGGTCATCGAGCCGCATCAGTTCGCGTGGCTGTTGTGGACCCTGGTCGGGTGGTATGCCTCGGCGCATCAGTCCGAAGTCATCATTATCTGCGAACTCAACGGCTCGGGTGAAGAGGTGCTCCGCCAATACAATCTGACCCGGGTGCTGCTCCGAGACGGATACCTACGGACCCAGGTGCGCGAGGCGGGCCTAAACAACCTCGTCCATAACGGGAAATCATATATTTATTCCCGCAGCGATAGCATGAATTCGGGGCATAATTGGTGGTGGAAAACCACGTCTCAACTAAAAGTACAGATGATGGACGGCTTTCGCGGCTACTTTCACAATGACATGGTGCTGATCCGATCTTACGACGCGCTCGAGGAGATGAAGACGATCGCGCGGGAGGGCGACAAGATCGCCGCCCCGTCAGGCAAGCGAGACGACCGCAACTCGGCGCTGGCGTTCGGCGTGCGCGCATGGGAGGAGCGGCTGCGGCGCAACCTGGCACGGCAGAACCGCACCCGCGAGGCCGACCGCATCCGCCGCGCCGGCAGCAACGTCGACATCATGGGGTTGTTTCATAAGAATTTGCTCCAGGATATGCTGCGCCGTAAAGAGGCGGGCCGGCGTGATTTGGCGCTCGCAGCGCTCCGCAGGCCGAACTTTAGGATTAGGTGATGGCAAAACCCAAGCACTACCACTGCAGCGCGTGCGGCGGGATCTTCAAGTTCCTGCACGTGTTGTCGGACGAGCCGCCGCCGAGCTGCTGCCAACTCTGCGGTGCCGTGATGGACGAGGCGACCGTGCCTGTCTTTGTCCCGCAGGCGCCGGGTATCCGCAAAAGCCTGCTGGTCGAAAGCGAAAACAAGCTCTATCGCCGAATGGAGGAGTCGTCGATCCAGCGTGCGAAAGAGGCGGCGAGCGTTGCCAACGTGCCGGAGTCGGCCATGTCTCACCTGAAGATCACCAACATGCGTGAGATGGGCGAGATGCGCGAGGGTGATGTCGCCGCGATTACGCCGTCGACGAGCACACAGGCGATCCCCATAACCCCGGGGGCGACGAACGGTGGTTACAACCCGCTCCCGGGTCCGGACGGGCAGCCTATCTTCGGCCACGAGTTTGCCCAGGCCGTGACGACCGGAGACGCGCCGCGGGCCGGCGAGCAAACCCGAGTGGGGGCAATCCTGCCAAAGCACGGGGATCGGGCGTGGCGAATGACCGTGGCGGGCCAGATGAACCGGTATCAGGGATGACTGGCAAGACCCTAAGATGATCATCCCTCGCACCGAGATCGGCCGAAATAAACTCGCCGGGATGATCGTCGAGAAGTGCCAGGCGTCGCGCGGGCAGCGGGCCTCGGCCTACCGGATATACGCACAGTGGATCGAGCGCGGATGGGCGTCCGACGATGGCACCGGCGGGTTGGCGCTCGCCAACATGCTCTACGGCCACGACGATCGTGTGGCGAGCCACTTTTTCTCGCCGACCGAACTCCAATTCAGTCTCGCTTTTGAGGAGCGGCTGAAAAAGCAGTGGCTCGAGCGCGGGCAGGTCGCCGCGAAGGCCGTGACGGACGAATGGTCGGCGCACGACATCGACATGCTGTTCGGCGCCGGCGTCAAGGTGGCCGTGGATTATGGTGCCGCGGTCCTGAAGCAACTCGTCGGTCGGCGCATAGGAGATGATGGCAAGCCTGCATTCGAGTTCCACGGCGCGCGTCTGGTGATGCCTGATCGGTTCGGTGTGCTCGACGAAACCGTCAATGATCTCGACAAGCAGGAAGCTTTTGTCGAGACCATGATGCTCAACGAGTGGGAGATGTGGCGGCGCATCCGCGACCGCCCAGATGCTGCTGACCTGATGAAACGCATCAAGGCGACTTCGGAGAAACAGTCCGGGGTCCCGGCGCCGACCTCATTCATGCACCAGGTGCTGTCGACGGCGGTGCTGGATCTGTCGCCGGCTGCCGCCGGTCAGCCGCGGCCGGGCGGCTGGGTGCAGACCGGAGGGGGCAACAACTATCCGAACCTCGGCCCCCAAGTCGAGATCGACCTTTACCCGCTCGAGGAAATCTGGGTCCGCGATGACGAGACCGGCGATTGGGTGACGATGCTGTGGCTTCGACCCGACATCCTGATCTCACCCTATGGGAGGCCGATCAACATGTGCGTGCCGGAGCACAGCCCGTACACGTTGATACAGCCAAATTTCGAGCCGAACTACATCTTTGGCCGATCCGAGATTGTCGATCTGATGCAGCTTCAGGCGTGGTTGACGCAGCATTTGAGCGACATCAACAAGATCATGGGCCAGCAATTCGACAAGTTCATCGGCAACGGTGGTGTCGACGGGATAACGGCCGAAGACTACGCGATGCAAAGGGCGCGGGGCTTCGTCAATCTCGGGCAGGGCGGCACGGCGACCGATCTCACGGCCAAAATGCCGGAGAATGCTATCCCGCTCATCCGCGAGATCCTGTTTTTGATGGATCGCGCATCTGGCTTCCCGCCCATCATGTCGGGCGCGGGCGAGAGCGGCGTGC